GCGATAAGCCACCCAGTCTGGGAATTGCGGTCTAACGACGAAACAACTCAACCAAACAAAATATATGTTTTTCGGCTTTCATCCCCACACTAAAGGATGGAGACTTCCCGCCGAAGAAGTTAAATGCCGAAAGAAAGACTGAGAAGAAGGTTCCCTTTCAGCTTAATTTTTTTTTAAGAATAGGCGATTGCTTCATTTTGAGCTTGCCAAAACAGATAAACTTTTGTTTGAAGAAGCATTCCAACAAGCTTGACTAGCTTTGCCATTTTTACATGGTCTGCCTTCTCAATGCAGGCAATGTAGTCCGATGTTTTGCCGAATGGTTGATGTCGACTAACTGCAAACTCCTTCTTGAACCGCGGATGTTTATTCCTTATGAATGCAGCTTTAAGCTCATTTATTTGTTCCAAGTTCAAGCTCTCAAGTCTTCCCTTGACATAGCGTTCACTGCCTAAGAGTTGCAAGTCAAAACCCAACTTTAAGAGTACTTTAGAGACTTCTGAAACGCTTTCAACCTTTTGTTGTTCAGCTATTTTTTGCATTCCTGCCTTTTCTGCAAACGGGTTATATTTCGCCATGACTGCAATCATCTCAACATAGGGCGTGCCTACTAGAGGAAGGGTTTCATGGATTAGTTTGGCGCCTAAGCCTATTGTTCGGTATTTTGGATGGATAACCACTCGGCTGATGATACTTAGTTGCTTGTTCATTTCTCGGATTGACATTCGCGGTAGCACTAGTCGCCTTCCGTAGCAGGCGGGCGGAGGATAACTATAAACGATTACGCCGCAAAGCTCGTCACCTCTGACTAACCGGAAAATCCTGCGAGAAACAGCAAACCTATGACCACGATAATGGAAAACGCAGAGTTTAAACCAATCCGCTTTGCTTCCCTGTTCAACTCTCATTTCTCGGATTAAACTGCATTCAGCTGCTGCTTCATTCGAGAAGTATTTTATTTGGATTTCTTCTCCAAACCGCTTATGCACATGCACGCTGGGGTTTAGGTCCTCAAACAAGTCACCATGCGTGGTTGCAGCAATCACCGCCTTTCCTTGTTGACGCGCGATTTTCTGCAGGTTAAAAGCGATAATCTTCGCTGTATCTCTATCCAAGCAAGCGCAAAACTCATCAACCATCCACCAGCTTTTCCCAGACTCGACCAATTTTGCGATTTTGTACCTGAACTTCTGCCCATCACTCAATTGACTATACGACCGCAAAAATAGGAAGGCATCGTTAAGTCCGACCTTGCTTAGAAGTTCAAGCCCTTCCTCAACAGTTGCGCCGACAGTTTCGATTAATGGCTTCTCAGAATCAACTTGAATATCCGATAAGTCGATGGCTTCATCGCCAAGGTCTGTCCTGATTGCTCGCAGTAGGACTGATTTTCCGCTGCCGCTGTCCCCAGTCACTAGGACGATATCTGTTGGGCTTATTTTTAATTCAGTATTCAGCACTGTGAACTTCTGTGTTTCGTCAATGCCTAAGCCAAAAGCCTCTGCGACAACAAGGCTTCTTGGAGTTGGTTTAGTGTGGGTCTCGTAGCTTATGTTGAATGTGAACTTGCCCACATCCCTATCATAGACTCTCCGGAACTGTCTGATACGGAAAAACTCCTCGTGCCTTCTCGCGATTCGGCACTCACCATTAACCCTGCGTTCTGCCAGTTTCTTTCGGATACGAGTTAAGTCGGATTTTTCTTTTCTCATTTTGCGTAGTCTCCACTGACCATGAATCTAAAATGCCAAAAAAAGCTACATACACTCACTAAACTATGCGAAAAAACAGCGAATTATTTTGGTTACTCTACGTTTTGCGCCCAACAAAAACACCAACAACTATCCCGGTTAAGCCGGTAATGGCGCTGAAAACTTCGCTATTCCAACTATGCAGAAATGCCATGTTAGCGATTTCAAGCGCTGAAAAACAAGCAGTCATACCCATACCAAACTTTACTACATACACAAGCGTCTCGTCAGGCTCCTCATCTATGAAATGCCCACGTTGAAAACGCCTGCGCGTCAAAGCACGCTTAATCAGGCCTGCCATCCACGCTTAACCTCTGCTGAAACATACGGCGCTGAAAAGTTCGCGTGCGACTAAGCGTACGGTGCCCGCCCAGCAAGAAGCTGTTAACAAGCTTGCCAGCCGCTTCTCTGGGAATGTGCTCTTTAACCAGCACTGACACGCCCACAGCCCAACTAAGAGGAATAGCCGTATAATCCAAGTCAAAGACACCGTCGGCATAACGAAAACTGTTCTGCGCAATAACAACATGCTTAGTTTTGTTCCCGAATAAACCTACGTAAACACCCCAGCTCTTAACAGGCACATCAATAGATGCCCCACTGCCCAGGCTCTTGCCAGTGCTAGCATCGCACCATTCCACACAGATCAAGTCACCTACACAAAGAGATTCAAGCTGCTTCTTCAAATTTTTTTGTTCCAAACCTTTTCACCTTTCACTATCGTTTACCATGAAATTGCACTCGTGACAACTGGCGTTTAGGTTCCCGCACCTGCAAGCAAGGCTAACGCAATAGGCAAAACTAAGAATCCGTCTTCTGTGGTTCCTATTTGGCTTCGCCATACTCTTCCAGTTACATCGACCATGTCGCATACTTGTCCGCCGTTTAGCGTTAACCATTTGATAAAAGCGATTAATCCCGTAATCAATGATGTGTATGTGGTGCTGCCTACGGTTTGGCAGGCTATAGCCATCAATGCCGCGTACCCGGAGTATTCGTTTTGTGTTTGGCCAGTAGCACCGGTATAGGGACAGTAGTATTCGCCGCCCCATGAACCACGAGTTAACGTATTGATATAGCTTAGGCAGATTTCGCATTGACTGCTATAATCGCCTACTGTTTGGAAAGCGCTCTTTGCGAATACGTAGACTGCCCAGCTGCAAAGTGCTTGCGTGTAGCTGATTTTTTCTTCGTATGTGAAGGGTACATTAGTGTTTTGCCCGTAAGGATAAGACGTATCATAATATTGAGCAGCGCTACCGCGCCATCCGGTAACGGCTATGCTATAGTACAGGTTGTTGGCGAAGGTTTGAACGCTATAACCTGAAGTTGTTAATAGAGTGCTGCCGTAAGCGTCCATGGCGAATTTCGCTGAAAGTAAGCATTCGCCGCAGTCTGCAAGCAAAGCTGTCGTATCAGTGGTTCCGTCAAGGATTTCGTTTGCGATAAGATTCGATGAGTAAGCCACAGTATGAGCATACTGTAGTGCACGCAGAAAATCAAGCGCAAGCTGCACATTTGCCTTGTATCGCGTTCCGCTTGTTAATCGATCATAGTTGCTCATCGCCCAGGCAAGCAGAGCTGCACCGGAATCAACCTTTAAGTTTCCATCTGTGCCCTCTGAAGTTTCAGTAACAACAGCATAAGGCGAATAGGGATTATACTGTTGATACCAACTACCGTCAGAATTTTGTAGCGAAACCCACAAGTCTAAAATGTTTTGAACTTGAGTATAGTATGCTGAACCGCCATACTGCAACATTGCTAATATTGCGTAGCCGGCTTCGTAGCAGTTCATTGTTCCCGTAGGTGAAGAAACGATAACTATGTCATTTAAAATGCAGTTATCCAGCAAATAGTTCAGGTTTACCGCATATTTTGCTTTGATGTTCGTCGCATAAGTTAAGAATAATTCACCGTTACTTACGGTAACTGTAGCAGGCACATTTACGTAGCTAATAAGGGGAAAAAAGTAAAGCGAATACACCTCTGCTGCACCGAGGACACGCGCAAAAAACATAACTTCAGACTCAACTCCAGTGAAGCCTCCTGCAGAAGCGCTTTGTGCACCTATATACGTGTCACTCGTACTGCTACCGATTGCACCTGTTTGAGCCTGCTGCACCAGAACAGGCCCATTAAGGTACATGTACATGTTTGTTCCGTCATAAATGCAAGCAACAAATAAACGCCCATTTAGCGGTGCGGATCCTGCTGACGCCGTCAACGTTACCCAGGCGCCGCCGATATATAAGCCGAAAACGATGCTGCCGTTAGCTAATACTTCCACGTAAAACTGATTAGCCTTATACACCAAATATTGCGCAGCTGCCGACGTCGGCGAGAACCAGCAAGTAAATGAAAATTTAGATAAGCCGCTAAAATCAATTATATTGTTTGATATGTCAACGTAGGAGCCGTTTCCGTTAAACATTAAAACTTCTGTCTCTGGTCCAGGTATCCAAGTGTTTCCTGAGCCTATCGCACCGTTATTTGCATTTGGGCTTTGATCTATTGCTACTGTACCGCTGCCTTCGCCAAGATGATAAAAGCCTAAGAGGCTCTGCATGCTGACACTTGCGCCTTGCGTTTGATCGCTGCTAACGGGCAAAGTGCTTAGTGCAGTTGTTGAAGAAGCCATGGCGTCAACTAAGTTGCTGAAGTCGCTAACTGAATGCACAATTTCAATAGTTGCCTTCACTAAAGTTTTCGTTATCTTACAAGTTTCATAGTTTCCAGAAAGCCCGAAGGCTGCACCGTTTGTTACAGTAACTAAGTCGCCACTATTGAGTAGTGCCGCTTGAGCGATATCGCATACCAGGGGAGAACCGCTATTCGTCTGCTGGAGACTCTGCAAGTACTCTGTTGCAAGGCTATTTAGCGTTGCTTGGCTCATAGCAATTTTATTAGTTAAAGTTTTAACACTATAGCCAGATCCAGTGTTCCCGGCAGAACCCGTGATTGCGTTTCCAGCTTGATCAACACCGCGGATAATTACCCCATCATACCCTGCTTTACTCCGATCTATGTCTACTTCACTTTCCGTGTCAATTGTTATGGCTGTAGGAATTTGATTGCCTTTTACTGCAATATTTATGGTGCTGCCTGAATTGAATAAGTTGAGGCCTAAAATGTTGGCGACATTAAGCGCTGCCGTATAACAGTCAGTTGCGTTGAACTGCGTGCTAATAACTGTTGAGGGGCAAGATCCCGCGGTCATGCCGCAGACCGCACAAATAGCCGCGAAGACCGTGTTTGCAGCTACATTACTGTATTTGCCTGTTATACTCTGCTTTTTCATCAATTCAAAAACGTTGTTATAAACTGTACATGAAATATTCAGGAATTTTGCTTTATAAGCTCGTAGTAATCCTGAAAAGACGCTTGTGCTGCCCCAGAGAATTTGAACTTGCTGATCACTTTCAACAAAAGTTAAGTTCGCTGGCGTATTCGGTATGATGAAATCGAATTCTTGTTGGCCAGCAGTTCCTAATTGACCATTGACTTCATCAATTATCTGATCGATTACTGCGTCAGTTTTAGTTACCCATGCTGAACCATTATAGTATTGTATTGTCCAACTGGTCACTTAGAGCACCACGTAGTTTGCTGCAAACTTGAAAACAAGAGTAAATTTGATTGCTGACTGCGCAGCGTAATCTTTGGTTTCTGTGAAAGTTGCTTTATCAAACTTCCAGGTAGCGTTGAGGCTGGGCCGCGGAGTGCTTAACACAACTAAGCCATGCAGCATGCCTAGTAGGGGAATAACGTAAGTGTTGTCGATTGCAGTTTTGCTGGATCCTGCAATATAGAAAAAGCCTTCCATCGTTAAAGTCCGCACGTCATTGCAGACAGAGATAAGAGTGGTTCCTACTTCAGGAATGTTGATTGAAGAATCATCGACGGTGGGCGCTTCATCCGTATTAGTCTGCGGAGCATAAGGCAACGTAATTGTTGTAGATCCTTGCGTTATCTGCCAACTCATCGAAGTTTATCTCCTAATGTTTCTCCAAAAATCAGATAAAAATAAAGCTCCAACATCACAAGCAAAAGTAAACAAGCTTTGATGAATAAAGGTATTTTTCTCATCTATGTCACCTTATTCATTATGCCTTTTTTGTACATTGCATCGCAGATACCTTTGTTCACGGCATCTCGTGTCTGTTTTAGCGAAGCTGTCCCGGTTATGCTGCCGATCGTAATGTTAGGTGAGCCGATTGAGACGTTGCTTGTTCCAGCTCCGCTTTTAACGTTAACGTTACCTGAAAGCCCTTGGAGACTGGATCCTAACGTGCCGGTTTTATGTGTTAACTGATCGCTAAGCGCTATGCTCTGTGTAATCTGCTTATTGAATTCTTCAGCAGCTGGCGATGCATGCGCAAAACACAATTTACCCAATGCTGAACCTAAATCGCCTATGAAACCTTCGAGCGGTTTAACGGCGTTTGCTACGGCGCCAATAACTGACTCAAAAGCTTTGATAGGTACTAAGGCAGCGTTTATGTCTGCAACAAAAATTTCTTTGAAAAAGTTTGCTACTGGCAGAAGAATTCCAGTGTAAGCAGCGTTTAAGCCATTCCACAGTGCGTCGCCTGCTGTTTTTAAAGCGTTAAAGGCACTTAATACGGCGCCGCCCATGATGCTTCCAATGTCATTTATGATGTCGCGGAAAGGCTTGCAGTATTCGTAAGCAGCTATGAAACCGACAACTAAAGCCGCGACAGCTAATACAACAAGCATCACGGGGTTAGCATCCATTACAACATCAAGAGCTGCTTGAGCGCCTTCCCACATTTTCGTGGCGTTACATGCCAAGTTTACAACGTTAATAACCGCAGGAATAACAGTAAGCGCCGACATCATTAAAGTACTGTTATAGTTACGGCTTGCCTCTTCAACACGCTCCTGATCTACTTGTTGAGTCTGAATGGCCAGGTTAAGCTTATTCGCCGCATCCTGCGCCTGAAGACTGGTTTCACCGTATTTTGCAACAGCCAAATTATAGGCCTGCTGCGCTAACGTCACGGAATTCGCGGCTTTTTCTTCCATCAAGTTTGCTCGGCTAAGGCTAACTTGAGCATTCTCAATATTGTTCACAGCCATATACAGCATAGCACCGCTCATAGCTGCACTATTCATCTGCATAGCGTTTTGACTAAAGCTTTGGCTAGAAGCATCTGTCGCATCGGTTGCAGCTCCAGTGCTAGTTGTTATTTGACCCATGCTCACCTGAGCGGTGCTTCCGGCTTGATTGAAGGAATCCTGCATCTGGCTAGTGTCAGCCTCTACAGTTGTTGACATAGTTGAAACAGAACTCGCAGTCTCCTGCATGCTATCTGAAACATCACTACTCATAGCTTCAGAAGCTTCGCTGACGCTGCTGCTCATATCAGTAAAGTTGCTGCTGACTGATTGGAAAACGTCTGACGCATCATCAGTCGCAACAATATCTATCTCTGCAGGAACCCCACTCAATTCACATCATCACGCCTATCTTTTTTATACGAAGATCGCCCTTGCACATTGGACATTTTAATGTAGTTCCTTTGGTGCCGATTATCTTACCCGTTTTCTCATCTGTAAGATAAACAGCAAAGAAAAGCGAACCGTCGCAACATTGCCACATGATTTGATATATTTTATAGCGCATTTTATTTACTGCTAACCTTCTGTTAATTTTTTCTATCCTGCATTCTGAGTTCGTGGTTTACGCTTCTTTTAATCCAGTTGCAGTTAGCGCATAAACATTGATACTTTTTTGAACCCTTAAGAAGCTCTTGATAGACTTCCTTGTAGAAAGCATATGTACCTCTATAATCTTTATTCCTTGGGTAATCTTTGGAATCTCTGATTCCATCAACATGGTCAATTTGAAGACATCTGACATCAATGAATGGCTTATCATGTAAACCATAAGGATTGGCACATTGACCGCCAAGCAATTCAAAAACCTTAACTTTAAGCTTATCTCTACTTTTATTGTTTGCGAGACGTTCTCGCTTACGGAATTCTGGGTCTTTTCTTCTTTTCCTTGAATATTCTTTTGCGTACTCTCGTCTCTTTTCTTTATGTAAGGCGCTATACTGTCTGTTACAATTAAGAACTTTTTCAGGATTCTTTTTTCGCCATTCTCTTAGTTGTTCTGTTCTCTTTTCCCTATGTAAAACTCTATAATTTCTGTTATAGTTACGCATTTTTTCACGATTTTTTTCTCTCCATTTTTTTTGGTATTCAGCTTTTGACATGTTTCTTCCTTAACTGATACCTATATCTCCGCCTTCATTTAAGTTTTTTACTATATGTTAAGTAGAAGTCAATTTATTGAACCAGACGGCTGATTGAATTAAGAATTCAAGCTGAAAATCCGTTAAAGACGACGCGTATTCTAGGGTGTAGTGGTAGAGGTTGATGACGGCTGCGATCCGCTGGGCTTCACTGCTCCAGTAAATCCAGTCATTGACCGCCTCACCTGACGCGGTAAAAAACCCTCATTAAGCAAAGCCTTCTCTAGAGCCCGTACGAGGTCCCATGGGGCATCACGCAGGTCCTTCTCTGTTAAATCTGGGTAGCAGGGCTTCATCATCTTTAGAAGCGCCTGCAGTTCGAATTCGCGCTGATCATCCTTGTAAAACTTCGCTAAATCGCTCAGTTCGTTATGGGTAAGTAATACGAATTTGACCCATCCGGCGCCAGGAACATTAGCCTCCTGCGGGACCTTACTGTTTTTCAGTAGGCCTACGTTAAAGTTTTTGAAACGCTCTTTTTGCTCTGCTTCATATTCGTTGAATGCAGCTTTAAGTTTCTCGAAGCCTTCAGCATCAAATTTTTCTTCACTCATCAAATCACCTCATTATAACCATTAATGCCCATATAATGCTAGTTACTTCAACATAATCGGGAACGAGGGAACCTTTTTTTCTATTGTCGGCCTAACATTTCTTTGATAACGCATTGATAACGGATTTTATCAAAAATGTTAAAATGAAGCATTGAAAGAAGCGATTAGTATGGAACAAGTTGATTGGTCATCCTTGCATAAGATTCTAGGCGATACTACAAGAAGAAGTATTCTTGACTTGCTTAAGGAAAAAGACGCGATTAGCTATACCGAAATAATGGCGATCTTAAAAGTAACAAACACGGGCAGGCTTAACTATCATCTGAAGGCATTAAATGGTCTTATTTCCAAAGATGACCAAGGAATGTATCACCTGACTGAAAGAGGACAGCTTGCCGTCAACTTGCTTCAGACCTTCCCTGAGAAGGCTTCAAAGGAAAAGAAGCATCAATCGACTCTAAAAATGGTGGCAGCTGCGCTTCTAATTCTCGTCGGTATTCTGCTAATCGCATCTGCGCTTGGTTCTTTTGCGTTTGCTCCAATCACCTCAGTCAGTACAGATCAAGCGGGAATTTCAAATCAGGTTATACCTCAAAACACAACTGTATCGCTCTTATCTTGGAATATCCAATCTGCTTCACCATTGAATATTACTTGGAGCGCTTCAAGCATTATTTCAATTTACATTCAGAACTCCACACAACATGATGCTTTACTGCTGCAACACACGACGAACGGGGAGGTATCTGTAGCTTTGACAAATTTCACTGGTGTTCCAACTGCATACATAACCCAGTACGACCTCCAAGCTGGAAGTGTCTCACTCAACCTGCCCCAAGGTCAATATTACTTCTTGGCAAGCTCAAGCATACAGGCAATAGTGGATTCATTTTCGCTTACTCAGCAACAGGGATCAACTGTTGCTTCGGAAACATCTGCAAGTTATCTGCTTGCATTAGTACCTCTTGCGCTTGGAATATTCATGTTAGTCCTCGCTATTTTAATTCTCACTCATCGAGTTTGGCGATAAGAAAATCGACTCAAACTACTAAGACGAAAAGAAAAAAAACGCTAGAATGTGCTTTCTGCTACGGTTTGCGCTTCTCCGCTAATATCGTTTGCTATTGTGCCTTTCTGGCCGTTCTTCACGCTGTAAGCTGTCAAGACAACGTTGCTTAACGTGATTTTTGGAGTTCCTGACCCCGTAGTCGTGCCCTGTGGACCCCAAATAACAGTAACCAATGAGCCGTTAAGAACATCTGTAAGCAATGCTGCATAATTTGCGGGAACATAAAGCGCAGAAGCCTTAAACGTGTAAGACTGGTTGCCGCTTGCCGTGAAAGCTGGAGATGGAGACCCACCTGACGCGCAAACGTATTCCTTAATCATTTCCGCCTTAACATCCATAGTGAAGTCAGTGAGGAAACCGATTGCCGTTCCGCCCACTTGAACAACTGCATTCCGACTTAGAACCGGTGTGGTAGCTAAACTCATACTTTTCGCCTCGATTACATGTAGTTACTTTAAAGACCGCTAACCTTGCAGTAAATCTTGGATTTGCTGCTCAATTTCCGGCGCAAATTCGCTAAGATGCTGATTAACCGAGTTAGTAAGGAAAAGCCGCGCAGACATTTTTCTTGTGCCAAACTCAACATAATACGCGTAAGGCGCCGTAGCCTTAACCTTAAGCTGAAAATTGCTAGGTTGCTCAACCGCCAAGGTACTTTTCAAAAAACCAGTCCGCACCGGTACAAGAACATTCGCAGTCGCCAAAATATTCCCTGCAACATTCACCATAGCCTGTCCCACAGCCTCCGGGTACTGCTCACAAAGACACTCCAAGCAACTGCCCCACACATTAAAATTCGATAAGTTAACTTGAACTTCAATACTCATTTTAGAACACGTAACCTAAGCTGCTTGGCTGACGCCTTCGCATACGCATCCTTTTTTCCCTTGCGTGAACTGCAGAGCAATCGGGATTGCTTTTTTAGGGCATCTCTGCCGCCCCATTGCTGTTAAACCCGTATGCTTCTCTCTTGACTTCTTACCCATCAAAAACACCTGTTAAGTTGAAACTTGAAAGTACACTGCGTCAACATTAATCATCAATCGAGTTATGTCTGGCGCATTACTATGAATCGGCTCCCCCGACACCGCATAATTCGGATCCTGCATGTGAATAATACGGTAAACCTCAGCCTGCAACAACTCCAACGTTACTTCTGCCGCTGCTAAATCACTTGTGCTCTGACTAGCATTAACCACGATAACATCAACAACCAGCTTCTCAGCAACCAAGTAACATTCACGGCTAAGCGGATCAACCTGCTTTGAAGGGCTCGCATTATAGACAGCTATTTGCAAGGATCCTTTGCCCTGAGTAACCCCAATCGCATCCATCCGCGTAGTAGGCCACAAAATATTAGCAACCGCCACCGGATTAGCTAAGCTCCAATTAGCCTGCAGCAACTCCGAAACAACCGCAGCCTGATCAGTCGACATTCACGTTAAACTCCTTTAAACACCTGGCTTCTTTTTAGAACAGCTTGATTTTCCGTAGCATTGGCGGCAATCTGAAATATGCAAGGTTAATTTTGCAAGATAACAAGCTTCCTCAACAACTGTTATCGATGGATCTTGCTGATGAGGTATGGTTGCTTCATGATACGTCAATTTACGCCCCTGTTTCGCATTCGCTACCGATTGCTTCTAAATCGTAGCCTTCATGCCGGAGCCGCTCAAATTCGGCGCTAGTCATGATTGTGTTTACGTTGTTGACTTTAGCGATTATGCGGTTACGCCGAATCCGAAATGATCCGACAATGGCATTTTCAACGATCACTACGTTAGGATGATTTGATTCACTCAAGGGGAAATCAAGCCTCCTTGGTATCGTGGTACTGAGAATGCTGTACGTGCTACGGCGCCTATTGCAACAGTTGAAAGATTCGTTATGTTTCGGACGAAGTCGTCTTTGAAGTTTTGGACAGCAGTTTGATATGCAAACTTTGTAATTGTGCCTTTTGTTACGAATAAGTCGCCAAGCTTGTAATCTGCTGCGCCCAGGAGCATGCCGCCGCTTGCAGCGACTAACACGTCCATGCATGCCATATCAAGTGCTGCTAGCTGAGCAGACGGATAACGCGGATCCGTCGATGTCACATTTGGCAATAGGCTGTTTATGTACGTGTTCGCGTGATCAACCTGCGCCTGGATACCTTGCTGAGAAACAGGCAACCCATAAACAGTATAGTTCCCGGTGCTGTCAGGTCCTTGGACGTTAAGGTGCCCCATAACTTCGCTTAATGTGGTGAATTGCGGCAGCGTTGACGGTGTAGTTACCGGTTGAAGCGGAAAAATAATGTAGAAGACATCGACTGTTGGAAAAGTCTGCGTGGCACCGCCTGGCAATGTAACGATAAATTGCCCGGTGCAGACGCCGTAAACGTCTTCTGTATCGCTCTCTTGCCAATTATACTGCACAACACCGCTCGTTGCATTCGTCACTGTTGCAGCATGACTGAACAGTATTTGTCCTTGCTGACTCATCTGGAATAGCACAGTGCAACCTGTCAAATTAAAAATTGAGCCGTCGCTATTCTGCAGGGTAGCAACAATGCTAGGCGACAAATCGCCAGTGTTCATTTCAACACTTGGAATACTCGCGTTTTACACATCCTTTCAAATTCTTCTCAAATTCCTCAAACTGTTCACGCGTTATGCGACAGAAATAGCAATAATCACTTGGTAATTTTGCGCCTAAACCCACAGGTCCCCCATGCCAACCAAAACGCATCCATCGATGCTGATGACTCTTACAAGGAAGCTTAGGCTTCTTATGACCATAGCCCAAATTATTTCCCGAACCTTAAACGCCATCTTTCGGAATTAATCTGAATCGCTTTGAAGCGTTACGTTTCCTTTTTCAGTTTGAATTATGATTGCGTGAGTAGGCAGCGTTCCAACAATAACCGCAACATCCAAACCTGTTCCTATGTCACTTAAGAAAACTTGAGCTTTAATTACAACAACGTCTGATCCTAAACCTGAATCAGAAAGGTTTACCGGCGTACCAAGAAGTAAACTATCAGTTCCCAACCCTAAATCAGAAAGGTTTACCGGAATTCCAAGAAGTAAACTATCAGTTCCCAACCCTAAATCAGTAGCGAGAATTTGAGCAATTATTGCTGCTAAAGCATCCGTGCCTAAGCCCACATCAGAAATTAAAACTTGAACGTTAACTGCTACTAAAATATCAGAACCCAACCCGCTATCAGAAACGTTTACGGGGCTGCCAACTATTGCACTGTCTGCTCCTGAACCTACATCGGAAACAGGTATCGCGCCTTGAACTCCAATACTCTCCGCTCCTGCCCCAGCATCCAAAACTGGGATTTGAGCTTGCAAACTGGCGACAGCATCAGCTCCTGAACTTGTGTCGGAAACTGGGATTTGAGTTGCAACGACCATGCTTGCGCTGTCTGCTCCTGAGACTGCGTCAGAAACCCCGATCGGCCATGACATGATCAGGCCTGCGTCACCCGTACATATGTCGGAGACGGAGATGACTCCTGGAGTCGAAGCTACGTCAACCGCTAACCCTATGTCCGAGAGTCCGTAGCCTATTGGCCCGATATACGTATTGGCCATGACAACGCAATCCGTGTAAACTACAGGATATGTCAACGTACCTTGCTGCCTGTTGGAGGGACAGGCTATTGATGTCGCGTCTCCCGCGCTCGTGTTCAAGCCCGTATCGTTGAGGACTTGCGTCCCATTGAAAAAGATGTAATACGCGCCGTTGACCGGATCCTGCACGTATCCGACTTCTATACAATACCACGTATTTGCCTGGAAGTCCACGGGGGAACTATAGCTGTAGATCTCGCTCGGATAATTCTCGTCTGCTCTAAATTCCAAGTTGCCTGATTTTCTGACTAGGCCGACTTCGACAAGGTCATGTTCACCGTTGTACAAAGTAAACAAGATTATGGCGTCGTTCTCCACGGGACCCGGCAATTCCGTCAAATAAACGTAGAACCGACAATAAATGGGCGACTGCGACTCAGCAAATACTTTATTCACCGTGGCGTAGGAACCAGCGCCCCCGACTGCAGCACCAACTTCGTTGATGTAGACGCTTGCACTGAAAGGTTCATTATTATATGTCACGGCGCTCGAAACAGTAAGAAAGTTCCCCGCGTTGAAATATTCATTTGACCAGGCGCTGAAATCGCCGCTTTGAAAGCTATCAGCGAAAATCGGCAGAACCGGACCGACTTGGGCTAGCACAGATGCTGCGTCCGAGCCTAAGCCCGAATCAGACACATCGACTGGCCCACCAGAAGTTACGCTGTCGCTTCCTGAACCTGTTTCTGTCACTGTCATGTTTGCAGTTATTGCAGTCGCATCTGAGCCTGAACCTGAATCAGATACACTAATCGGTATTGCACCAACAGCAAGTGCATCTGAGCCTGAACCTGAATCAGAAACGTTAACGTCCACTGTTAACGGTATCCCATAGAAAGTAGCGATAGCGCCCACAGAATTATGAGCTCCGCTTACTGTCGTGCTTGAACTAAACGTTCCCGTAGCACTCGCTATATACTCCAAGTAAGCATCGGATATATACTCATATTGTGCGCCATCCAACAACGCAAAACTATTGCCAACTGGCGTAGTTTGTCCAGTATTAGCAATAACCACACTACCAACGATCACTTCATTAGCGGTGTAAGTTGTTCCTGTCGTACCAGTGACGAGAGTCGTGCCAGAATCCGTCGCTGAGGCGGTTTGGTCTAAAGTCCAAATAGCCGGTGTTCCTATGGTGTATTCGCATACGTTGCCGACTGCACCATAAGAAGAAGGTGCTCCAGAAAGATTAACCGTGATTGTAGCAGACGGACTTGAACCCACGACCCCATACCAGATCTCGTCGTCAACCATACTATTATATTCTTTCTGTTTTGCTAGAGTCCAAGTAACACCTGTTTGGCTTATTGAAGAAATCGTGATATAGCCAGAGCCGCCGCTACCGTAAGTAAGAATAAGCAGGTTTCCTGCAGTAGGCGCAGCACCCATCGTTATAGTTAACGTGGATGATGTAGTTGTTCCCCTTGCATTACCCTGAACACGCGTTATTGCTGACACGATTTTTTACTCCATTTATTTATTATTTAACTTCAAAAAAGGGAAAATAAAGAAAGGTTTACGCGCAGTTTATGACCAGGTTATGCTTACAGTCAAGACCCATATACAGTGGAGAAAGTAACTTCTTCCATGTCTGCCCTGAGGTCTTGGTTCCCTGCGAGCTAACTAATCGGTTTAAAACTACTCCGCTACCCTTGCTGCTTGCGTTTGTAACAACAAACTCGTTCCACGCGTAGTTAGCTACTGCTGAACTGAAGCTTGCCTGCCATGAAAGTGTCTGCGAAGACTGCGACGGATAGCCCGATGCCATAGCAACGTAAGTATAGTTGCTTGACGCCTGCAAGTCTGTCTGTGTCGCTGCCGCTGCTGTTGTTGAATCTCCAACGCCTAAATACAT